TTTCCTGTTAATGCTATTTTTGTGGCCATATTACCTCCTAACTCTGCTTTATTTCGTTTTCAAACAGCTTATTGTATTCTTCCTCTGCATTGAAATTTTTAAGCTCCTCAACAGATTTACTCAATAATCCGTGTGCCAATGTTGTTTCAGTTACCATTGAAGCTGTCGTGTGTTTCCTCATAATCTCGGACATTTCAATGAATTTTTGCACACTCACATTTACATATTTTTCTGAATTGTCTTCAGTGTAAAATTTCCAATTTTCATATTCCATTGACATAAAATCTGTCATAACTTGTGCTAGGTTGAGTTTTTTCCCTGAGGTTATCTGTTTCATAAGACTTAAAGCAAATTTCAAGACTAAAGAAAATAATATTTTAGTAATATTACTTTGGTCTATCGTTCTGTTGTATTGCAGATACTTAGTCCCTTTAACTTCGAACTCAAAAGGCTTTTTCTCCCTCTCAAGTCTTAATTCATAAAGCTCCTGTTTCAATTTTTCAATTTTTTCTTCTTTTCTGTACTTTATCTGATTATCTTCGATATACTCAAATTCAGATAAATTAACAGTTATTATTTTATTATTTTCTATTATTTCATTATTGGCTAAAGTATATCTGCCAACTGCGTATAATTCCTCTTTTGTCATTTCCCTTAAATTCCCTTTTTCTAAAATAGGATTCTGATATTCAATTTCTGAAATAATATGATTTTCTTTGTTAAAATCCGGAAAAAATAAATTTGGCTCTTTTTCAAAATCTTCTAAACTTGAAATAACAGGTCTTCCAATTATTTCAAGTGTATCTTTGCTATAAATATTTACTATCATTTTTTATACCTCCTTATTTTTTTTGTTTCCAACTCTGTACAAATTGGAAAATTTATTCACATTTGGCAACGGTTGGGTAAAATTTTCATTTGGATTAATAATCCAATGGGGAGAATCGGTAATCCAAAATGGTGACGCAATTGTGAATCTACCTACGAGTTTTAAAAACAGAAATTATCAAATTATTACATCGGATACAGGTGGTGGTGCTCACAGAACTGGAGCTGCCCCATTGGATGAGGCAAAATTTAAAGCTTATGGTCGTGACAGTTCTGGCGAACTCAGGACAACAGGAGTTCGTTGGCAGGCAATCGGATTTTGATTAATCAGTAGCAAAAGCAATAATTTGCCCTGAAAGTTGTAGATTATTATTAAAACCTGGGCGTGGTGCTGGGTAAAATTTAAGTTTTTTAGTGGATGCTTCCAAGTATATTTCAGCTACTTCGCCCCCAGCACCACCAGTTCCATTTGCACAAGAACCACTAACATTTTTAATGTTTCTACAAAACCAGTCAGGAAGAATGTAATGTGTTTCGTACTCGTTTTTTACAGCTAAATTTCCAAAATCAATGATTCTCAAATTGCCCACTATTGTTAAATTAAAAGCTTGATTTTGTATGCCATTTGTACTGTTTAATCTTACAGTTTCACTTTTAAAATTGGATAAATTTTCCACTTTATCTAGTATCGGCTTATTACTTATTGCCCTAAATTTAGATCCGTCGTTATAAGTCAAGTTATTGTTAGCAATGCACTCATAATAATATTTCAAAGCTTTATCATAGTAAAATTTACCTGTTGTCTTTGTTCCTGTATCTTGTATATTTCCTCCAAATTCTAAGCCGATGATTTCTGCCAGTCTTTTTCCTTCAAGTGCTGTATCCGCCTCTGTTCCTAATACATTTCCAGCATTCAAATAAAAAGCATTTTGATTATAAGTAATAAAGTAATATCCTTTTGTTCTTAAACTTCCTTTTTTTACTGTTTCATTAGCTCCATTTTTCACTGAATATAATGGATATTCTAAACTATTAATATTTATTACTGAATTGTTGTACTGATTTTCATTATCAATTTGCAATAACAATTTCAATCCATCAAACAGTCCAAACTCTTTTAATCCATTTACAGACACTGTATATATGTCTTTATCTGTTCCAGTTGTTCTGACTGTTTCAACAAAAGGAATTAATCCTTTTTGAAAGTTATTCAAAATATCAGATGTAAGAGTCGTTCCAATCTGTGTTGCAGTTTGTTCTCCTTGCCATTTATGTCTTACAAGTCCAGCACCTACATCATCGGCTTTTTCAACTTTATATACATCTAAATTCGCTCCAAGCCAATCTTTTATTTTTTTAAACATTATCTTACCCCCTCCTGTGTTATTAAGTTTATTCTTGCTAAATTTGTTTCATAGTTCTTTATCTGAGATATTTCATCATAAAAACTATCAGTTATATGTAATATCCTTTTTGCCCCAATAAAAGCTCCATTACAAATATAATTTGCGGTCTGTATCTTATATTTAAAGTCAATAGTTAGTTCAACGCCTTTTGCCCTTATATCAAGCAAAGTATTTTTTATACTGTTTCTTAGATAACTGGGTAGTCTTTTATTCAGAATTAGATATAAAGTTCCACCTTTAGTTTCAAAATTTTCTTTGATTAAATTGTTACTCCCAAAACTTCCTTTAAAAACACTTAAACCTTGTATATTATGGCTCCCAGTAGTTTTTCTTATTCCTTCTTCAAATACAAATATATTCTGTTCAAGATCTTCTACAATAATTTTCAATACATTTAATAAAGTTTCAAAAGTAGCATTTTTAGTCTGTGAAGCAAGTTCAGCTAATATTCTTTGTCTATAAATGTTATCATTTTCCCTGTTTTTTCTTTTCAGATTAAAAGTATTTCCAAATTTCTCTAAAACATAACCTTTCGCCTTTAAAATATTCAAACTTTCAAGTAATTCATACAAGCTTTGACTTGCCTGTCTTATTTCCTCAAGATATATTTCAAGCAAAAAATAGTTATTGCTTTCACTATCCCTACGATACATATGAGGGAATCTGCTTATTACTTTATCCGTGTATTCTTTACTGTCCTTATACATAAAGCACCTCAATATTGTCCTCATTTATTTGGAATTTTTGCCCTATCGGTATAGGAAATACCTTATCAAAATTATATTCAGCAACATTTGAGCTTTCCGTTCCCATTTTTAAACTGATTTCTCTTAAGTCATCAATTCCCAAAATTTCCGAATATACCTTTACATAAGAAATCCCTTCTCCACTTTTTAAATTATTTATATACTTCAGTATTTCTTGTTTTATTAATGGTGTCCAACGATTATCTTTTTCATCTTCATTTTTAACTTTTTTTACTTCAACTTTTATTCTGAATCCGTTGTATTTGATTAGGTTATAAATTATTTTTCTTTTGAAAGAATCCCTTTTAAGCTCCTTTTCCATTGATTGAGCATTATCGTCTTTTAAAGTTAGAATTCCATCAGCTTTCAAATCCAATATTGTTTCAAAAATATTGTCATTTGGTGTTCCATCAATAAAAATTTTTATTGTCCCAGGATCAGTTGATGGATTTGTCTCAGGATCTAAAATTATACAATCCTTAACATTTTCCAATGCCATAAGTCCATTATACAAAGCTTCATGTATAGCTGTTTTCTTTGTTATCTGCTGTTTTTTCAATCTTGGTCTATATATACTGTCAGGTTCACTGTTTTCTCCACCTGTTATATCTGTATCATTTGTTATCTTTTTTATTCCCTGATAATCAAATTCAAATTCAACATCTGTTGAAATATTATATTCACTTCCAAGATTTATTGCCTGTATAAACGCCGTTTTTGAATATTCTCCTGTTATTTCTGGAATATCAAGGACAACATTATTTAAAATGACATACTCTTTTTCTGCATATTTTATTACTGTCTGTGAAGGTATGGCTAAATTCTGATTTCCTATTATCTTTACCTGTCCTGTTGCATAACTTCCTGTTCTTCTTGGAGTTCTTAATAAAGTTCCAAAATAATCCAGATATACTCCAGTTGCAGTATCTATATTCATTTGATTATTTAATCCCAATAAGTTTTCCCACACTTCTTTTAACTCATATGCTATTGCTTCAGAATGGATCCCTTCAGGAGTATTAAAATCTAACACATAATTATTATCTTGAAGTCTGACTCTATATCTACCTTGAATATCATTTGATATACTCTGAAAATCCTTTATTTTGAAGCCTTCTTCTGTTACTCCAAACATCAATTAACCCTCCCTTTCTAAAAATTCAAAATTTCCCCTGTTTTTAGAAGTATTTCAACCTCAAAAGTGTAATTTCCTGTTGAATTTACAAAATTACTTTTAAACTTTAATATTGAATCTACATCCTTATCAGATAAAATTGTTTCTCTTATTTGAGATTCAATATTAAATTTTTGCAACATTTCTCCTATCTGTCCTGCATTTTCTGCTCTTTTTATCCAATAAAGTCCTTCGTTTTTATGCAAAAACCACTCCTCAGAAAATAATCTGAGTTTGTTTTCCAATCTTAAACGAATTTTTTCAAGAGGATTTGATAAATCAATATTCTTTTTTAAGGAAACATCAATCATTCTATCTTTTTCTATTGTCTGCCAGCTTTGTACCGACTCCATTTATTCCCCCCTTTAATCTATAGGAACTCCACCATTTGTATGTTTCAAAAAGGATTTTCCACCAGCTGTTAAATCAGCCTTTGTTGTTATATCTTTTTCTACATCCAAACTTCCTGATATTGTTGTATTCCCATTAAGTTTTATGCTAGGAGCTGTTATTTCAACCTCTCCTGAGTTCATTCTTATGACATTTCCACCATAAAGGATATAAAAATCGTTACCATATGGACTATTTTCGCTGTCTGCCGTTATCTGTCCTATAACAATTGCATTATTAATATCGAACTTTGTTTCGTACTCAGGTTCGATAGGATCATTTGAATTCCTTGCAAAAAAAGTTTCATGCTGGCAGAAACCAATTATAACTTTATCCCCTTTTGATAAAGGAGCGTTTACTTTGCAAGATTTCCCCCAGAATATTGGAACTATAGGAACATCCTCAATTACTGGAACCTCATCTCTTTTTCCCATTACTTCTGGAATATCGAGTAATTGGATGTCGCACATCATTTTTGTATTATCCACCTTTTCAATCCTTGCAATCGCTATTGTATTTATTGAGTTTATTTTTTCATCAGTCAGTCCCTCTATTATTTCTCCTACTGTTTTTCTTCTCATTATTTTTTAACTCCATATGTATTTTTTATTCTTTCCCAGTCATTATCTTTTTTTCCTTTTTTCTTACTAACATTTTTTTTACTATTCTTAGCTTTGCCTTTTTTCTTTTTTTCTTTCTTTTCTTTTTTCTTCGAGGCATTCTTATTTTTTCCACTGGCATTTGTGACTATTTCAATGATTTTTTCATTTTCTTTTTCTTCAAGTTTTGTTTTTATTTCAATTTCTGTGTATGCTTCCTGATTGAATTTCATAATATGTTTTCCTTTTATTATTAAATATTCCCCTTTTATTTCTATTCCCTCAAATTCCTCTTTCAAGTCAATTTTTAACTTATAACCTTCCTTAAGCCTATGGTCTATGACACTTTTTAATGTATAACCATCCTGATTTGAGGTTATATCCATAAAAAGATTGGGATCAAATTCAATAATTCCTAGATTCACATCATTTGATTTTTGAAAATATACAACTCCATCTTTTATGAAAAATATACTTTCACAATCTTTAGCTATTGTTTTAAATATACTTTTTACATTGTTATTTAAAGTTTTTCCATTTTCATAAACTACATCTTTAGTCAATTCTATTTTTCCAACTTTCAATTTATCCAGTTTTGAAATAATTAGATGTATTATAGTACTCGCCTTGGTTCTTCTTCCTGCCTTAAGATTGATTTTGGTGTCCTTGTATTCGTCGTTATAGGTATTACATGTCACAGTAAATTTCTTATCTGTTCCCTCAAATTTTCCCTGTGTTTCCTCAATGATTCCTTTGTAGATAACTCCAATATCTTTATTTTCTTCACTATCATTTGAATATCCTATTTCGACCAATACTTCTGTTCCTCTAACTAATTTTTTTACCATATCATTAGTCAGATTTATTAGTGTAATTTTACAGATATTAGTATTTTCTGTAGTGTCAAACTCTGATTCGATTTCAAAGTCAGGGGAACTGTCTATTCCATTTTGTACTGGAAATCTTTCAAAAATTACTTTTTCTTCATTTTTTAAAGTAAAAGTAACTTTTGCATATCTGTCCCATAAAATCCAGTTTTTACTCATTTTCCACCACCATTAAATCCTGAAGTATTCCAGCAGTTTCTACATTAAAATCCACATCAAATCCATTTGTATTTATTGGCAGTGCCATAAGTTTTAAGTTCGGGAAATCTCTGTATCTCCGCTTGCATATCTCGAATAAGTCCTCATATGAGTTTATTTTTTGCCCCATATGGAGTTCTTTTTCTTCATCCCTTATGTCAATGTACCAACACCCTTTAATTGCATAAATATCGAGTATTACAATCTTACTCTTGTCCTTTTTACTTAGTAAGGTTTTATAGGAATTTTTTTTCTCTTTATTGTATGTGATATTTAAACTATAAAGCATACTATACTACCCCCTGTGTCCTTGAATCATTGTTGTATTTCTCATGTAGAACTTCATTAAGTGAAATAGGATTCAATTCCCTGTTCTGAACTGTTGTATTAGGATTATATACGTTAGTTGTTATTACTCCATTTTCATCTTTAGTAAATTCCAACAAATTAACTTGTTTCAATGTCAGGCTTACTTTTATTCCTGTATATGCTTGCCAATCTTCAGTATATGAAAAATTTGTTAGTGCTAATGGAGCATATATCTTATTATCCAGTTTTTCATACATCAGGGCTGTATATTTACGTTCCTTTGAAAACTGAATCATTTTTTCAAGTTCACTTTTCCATTCTCTGCCAAAAATAAAACATTCAACTTGTATAGTATAAGGATTTATAAACATGTTTTCATTGAAATCATCTTTCAAATAGGACTTATACCCTGTTACTTCGTTTTCCTGTGAAAAATCGGTTGAAATAACAAAAAGAGGTATATCGCCTAAAAGTGCATTTGGTTTTGCCTTGAAATATCTATCATATAGTTCCCCATATTTCTGATACATTTTTTCTATTTTAGACAAATCCATATTTTTAAATAACTTATTCAAAAATTCTTTCAGCATAAATACCTCCCTCTTATTAAACTATCCCCAGTTTTTCTAATTCATTTATTATTTCATGTGCTGCCTCTTTGCTATCGTTTGCCTTTACATAGATAGTGTTATGATTTACTATTGTTTTGCCACCTGATATACCACCTCTTGTATTGTTTCTTATTGCCTTTGCAGTGTTAAGAATGTCTCTTGTTGTTGTGTTCCGTGCAACCATAGAGCCATTCGGTAACCATATAGCCTCATCACCCTGTTCATCTACTGTTGTATAGCCACCTGACTTCCATCCCTGAAAATAGTCTGTACCAGTTGCTTTTGCCTGTCTCATTTTTATATTACTTGTATTCATTTTGAGTTGATTCTTTGGAGCACCAAGAAAATGGTTTGTCAAATCTTCCCCAAAAAGGAAATTTCCAGTTTTTCTCGGTATGCTTGCTAATTTATTTCCTAGCTCTCCCCATCTTCCATTGAGTAAATCATTTAAGGCTCCCAAAGCTCCTTTCAAAGCTCCTGTTATTCCATTGATGGCACTTACTACAACATCACATGCACTCTTTACAACCTCTTTTATAATTCCCCAAGCAGTGTCACAAAAACTTTTAAATTTATCATTTTCATTATAAAGTTCTATTAACCATCCTATAAAAGCTGCAAAAGCACCCACTAAAGGACCAGCTAATATAGCACCAGCAATTAATCCAATTGTTGCTATCCAATGATCTTTTATAAAATCCCAGATGGCATTTACTCCATCTCTAAACCAAGCAACATTATTGTAAAGCCACGTAAGCCAGAACCATAAAAAAGTAATCATTCCTATAACTGCCGTTATGACGATTATCAAAGGATTTAATGACATTGCAAGATTAAAAATTGAAACAGCCAAAGATAAACCTTTAAAGATTCCAATTAATATAATTATTCTTTTACCCCAAGTCTGAATAGCGTCTGCATTATCATCTATCCATTTTTTAGCATCCTCTATTTTTTTTTGAAATCTTTCAATATTTTCTCTTAAATCTTTCAGAGTTTTAACAACATCATCGCCATTTTTCTTTGTATCTTTAAGTCCGTTCTTAGCGTCTCTCTGTTTCTGTGTCATTCCAAATAAAGCTAACACAAATTCAGAAATTAATCCTATGAGGCTTTGGAATGTATCTCCTAATGCTTTCAATGTTCCTTGCCATTCCCTGTTTGCTGCTTCATTCTGTGACAGATAGTCAAGCCATCGCTGTAAAAGATTGAAAGCTATTACAAGAGCTATGACAATTCCACCCATTATTGCAAGTTTCAGTCCACCCATTGCCAATGCTGAAGCTTTTATTGCCGAAACAAACTCCAATACCTTGACTATTAATCCACCAAAAACAAGTTTTCCAATTATCAAAGCACCAAATATAGTAACTAACTGTGCCAACCAAGGCACTTTTTCATTGATAAGAATTATTATATTCAACAATCCTACTAACGCCATACTTACTGGAACAATTAATGGTGCTAATGAAGAAAATACACTTTGAAAAGTACTTTCTAAAGTGGATAGAAATCTTTCAATTGCTCCACCTGGTCCGTTCATCATAAAGTCACTTAAAAGTTTAGTCATTCCACCACTATTTTTTATCTGTTCCTGCAACTGTTTCAATTGATTCAATGTATTGTTATTTAACATTGTTGAAACGGCTCGGCTTCCTCTCGTTCCAAAAATTGTCTGAAGAACGGAGGCTTTATCAGCAGTTCCCATTTTATCAGTAACAGTTTTTAAACGTTCCATTATTCCAACTACATCTTGTAAGTTCCCTTTGTTATCTGTAACTGGACCAATTAGCTCTTCAAGTTTTCCTCTTTTTTTGAAGTTTGCTAAATTTTTAAACATTTCATTTAACGCAGTACCTGCTTTTCCTCCCAACTGATTATTATCATTAAGCTTTCCAAGCATTGCGTATGTTGTTTCAAGAGGTATTTTTAATTGTGAAGCTGAAGAACCTAAATTGCTAAAACCTTCTCTCAGCCTTTCAATATCAGCTGCACTATTTTTAGCTGTCACAGCTATCATATCTGTAACTTTTTGTGCATCTTTCCCCGTAAGTCCATAAGCATTCATTTGCATTTTTATTGTTTCCATAACATAAGATAAATCTTGAACGTTAAAAGCCTGTCCAAGTTGTGCAGAAGAAGGGAGTATGCTTTTCATTTCATCTGCTTTTATCCCTAAAGTTGCCCCTGAGTTTATAGCTTTGGCAACATCAGCATTACTGTATGTCGTTTCTCCACCAACTCTATTACTCAATTTCAATAGTTCTTTATAGTCTTTTCCAAATCCACCAGTTTTAGCAGCTGCAGCTCTTATGTCAAAGTCAATATTGCTGAAATCTTTCATTGCTTGTCCAGCCTGTTGGGCAAGGAATGAACCAATCCTGTACTTAGCTCCTCTTGCTATGTCATGTATTGTGGTATTAAGCATTTTCATTGCGGAATTTGCTTTTTTTGCACCTTCTTCTACAGGTTTTACAGGATTCTTTACTTTTTTTTCAGTTTTTGCTTTTTCTTTATTCAAATTTTTAAGACTATCTGAAGCTTGTTTTATATCTGCTTTAAAGCTTTGAGCCTGTTTACTTGCTTTTTCAAGGCTGACCTTGTCAAGAGTATCAACTAACTTCTGAGTATTTTTCATCATATTCTGTATTGCTTCTAAAGCTTTTTTATCTTTTATTACAAACTCTAACGAATAGGTAACCCCCAACTCACTTGACAAGCCTATCCCCCCTTTTTTAAAGCTTTATTTATTTTTTCCTGTTCTTCCATTTTCTCTTTATTCATTAACTTATTTATGTAATGCATAAAAAGAAATCTTTCGAGCTCCTTTTCTGTTATTTTCCCATTGTCAAAATCCCTTAAAAATTCAAATGAATTGAAATTCTTAAAATTATCCGAAGTTTCAAGCTCTATAGCCATCATTTCAAAATGGCTTATGTTAGATTTGAATTTTTCAGTATAAATAACTCTGCCACCATAGAATTGGACAGCAGAATTATTTAAATTTGGGATTTTGAATCACTCTCATTAAGAATCCAGCTAACTCAGAAACTTCTGATAATGGAAAGTTATCCACATCAAAATTATTTAAAAGTCCATCATTTTTGAAATTTTCCAATATTTCTGCAAATCCTATTTCTATTTTTGAATTGTTAGGATTCATAGTAAGATTGTTATATTTCATTGCCTGCGAAGTCTTAGGAAATGTTACTATGACTTCTTTAAGCGTGTCCTTCCAGTCAATCAGCCATATTGAAAAAGAAACTCCCGGAGAGAGTTTAACTTTCTTTATTCTCTCTAGCTCTGCTTCATTCAATCTGTCTTTCTTTTCTTCAAGAGTT